GCAATTCTAAGGAATTATGTCTCAAGAAACCAACCTCAACGTAGCTCCATACTTTGACGACTACAATGAACCTGTAATTGGTGGTAAAGATAATAACTACTATAAAGTTCTCTTTAAACCTGGATATCCAGTTCAAGCAAGAGAACTTACAACTTTACAATCAATTTTACAAAACCAAGTTGAGCAATTTGGTAACCACTTCTTTAAAGAAGGTGCAAAAGTAATTCCAGGTAATTTAACTTTTATTCAAAATTATTATGCAGTACAGGTTGAGAATAATTTCTTAGGTATTCCTGTATCGTTATATCTTGATAATTTAGTAGGTACACAAATTAGAGGTGAAAACTCTGGTGTTGTTGCAATTATCAGGAAAGTAATTACTGCAGAAGAATCGGAAAGAGGTAATATTACACTTTATGTTGACTATTATCAGTCAAATCAAAACAATCTCTCAACAAGAGATTTTGAGGATGGTGAGAATTTAATCACCGACTCAAATATTGCTTTTGGTAGTACTTTTATTTCTGCTGGAGAGGGATTTGCAAGAACAATCGCTTCTGATGCAACTGCGGTTGGTTCTGCATTTGCATTAGGGGCAGGTGTTTATTTTATTAGAGGTTACTTGGTTGATGTTGCAGATGAAACTCTGATTCTGGATCAATATACCAACACACCAAGTTATAGAGTTGGTTTTGATGTTATTGAAGAGATTATATCAGCGGATGTTGACTCTAATCTAAATGATAATGCTAATGGTTTTAATAACTTTGCAGCACCTGGAGCAGATAGGTTAAAGATAACGGCAAAACTATCAAAAAAACCTTTAGATTCATTTGATTATCCAAACTTCATTGAACTTGCAAACGTAAAAGATGGTGTTCTTAGAAAGATTAACAAGAACACTGAATATAATCTTTTAGCAGATGAGTTTGCAAGAAGAACCTTTGACGAATCTGGTGATTATTATATCAAATCATTTACTACTTTTTGCAAGGAAAGTTTAAATGATGGTAAAGGAAACAATGGAATTTATCTAGAAAATCAACAAACTTCATCGGGTCTTGCTCCATCGGAAGATCTGATGATTTATAAAATTAGTCCAGGTAAAGCATATATTAGAGGATATGAAGTCGAAACTATTTCTCCAGTTTTACTTGATGCACCGAAACCTAGAGCAACTAACCTAATTCAAAATCAAGCAGTTAACTTTAGTTTTGGTTCTTCTTTAACTTTAAATAGATCTTCAGGTGCTCCATCTATTGGAATTAATACATCTACAACTATTAGTTTAAGAAATCAAAGAGTTGGTTTTAGTTCATATGCTCCTGCTGGAAAAGAGATTGGAATCGCAAGAGTATATGACTTTGCTCTAGAATCTGGTTCTTATGAACTAGAGAATCAAAATATTAACAGATGGGATATTTCTCTATTTGATGTTCAGACATATGGTGATCTAACACTCAATCAACCTATTACACTAAGCACTCCGACTTATATTAAAGGTGATTCTAGCGGTGCTACTGCTTTCTTGAAAAATAATGTATCTGTTGGAACTGCACTAACAGTTTATCAAATTTCTGGAAACTTTATTAATGGAGAAAAACTAGTATTTGATAGCACAAATGATACTAGAGTTAGTATTGGTTTTACAAATTATGGAATTTCTGAAGTAAAATCTCTATATGCAAATGTAGGTGCATCAAAAACTTTTTCTGCTGATACTTTACAGTCAGTTTCTTCACTAATTGGTAACGGTAACGCTTCTATCTCTGGTTTTTCTGCTGGTGTTGCAACAGTAACCAGTCCAACAGTTGCTTTTCCTGGAATTGTTACTACTGGAAACTTAATTCAATACACTAGACCTAATTTAACCGTTAAATCATTTGCAAAGGTTGACCAAGTTCTAACAAATTCTCTCGTTATCAGTGGTGTTACAACAGTAACTGGGATTTGTGATGGTGGAATTTCTGGCACGGCACTTGATGTAAATGATCTTTCAGTTCTTTATACTCGCATACAAACAACTCAAAATAATGAGAGATTGTTTGCTCCCCTCCCAAAAGTAAATGTCGAATCTGTAGACCTTTCCAATTCTTCTTTAATTGTTAGAAGAGAGTTTGATGTTACTATTACAAACAACTCTTCAAATACTTTAACTTCAGGAACTAATCAGGTATTTTTACCATTTGATGAAGAAAGATATGTACTTTCAAGATCAGACGGAACCTTAGAAGTTCTAACAGATGATAAGTTTCAATTCACTGTAGGTTCAACCCAACTTGTAATTAATGGTCTTGGATCGGATGACACTGGGGCAAAACTCATTGCTACATTAAGAAAGGAATCTGTTACCTCAAAAACTAAGAGAAAGTCATTTGTTGATTCTTTGATTGTAGATAAGTCAAAGTATGACTACTCTGGAACTGGGTCAACCACCAAAAATGATGGATTGGTTTATGGTTCATATCCATTTGGTACTAGAGTTCAAGATGAAAAAATCTCCTTGAATGTTCCAGATGTAATCAAAATTCATGGAATTTATGAGTCAAATGATACTTCAAATCCTGTTTTACCTAATCTAACTGTAGGATCACTAGATGGGCCCACAGCGAAAACTGATGATTTAATTTTGGGCGAAGAGTTTGTAGGAACTGTGAGTGGCGCAAGAGGTATCTATGCTGAGCAATTAAACAGCAGCAAAATATCTTTTGTATATCTAAACCAGAATGTTTTCCAAGAAGGAGAAGTAGTTGAATTCCTAGAATCCGGTGTAAATGGAATTGCATTCACCTTAAATCAAGGAAGCAGAAACATTACAGGTGACTTTAATTTCTATAATGGACAAACTCTAACTCATTATGATTATAGTTACGTTCAAAGAAAACAAAATATAAAAGAACCAACAAGAAAAATTAAAGTTGTTTATGCTAGAGGATATTATGAAACCTCTGATACTGGAGATGTAACCACTGCAAGTTCTTATGATGGATTTGATTATGGAACAGAAATCCAATCAGTAAAAGGATTTAGAAATACTGACGTATTAGATGCTAGACCTAGAGTTAGTAACTTTACTGTTTCTTCTGGATCAAGATCACCATTCGAGTTTGATGGAAGATCATTTACTGGAGGAAATCATAGTACAAGTTATGTTTTGGCATCCGATGAATCTGAAACTTTATCATTTACTTACTATCTACCAAGAATCGATAGAATTTATCTAACCAAAGAAGGAATATTCCAATTAAAAGTTGGAGAACCTGCAGATAATCCAAAACTTCCAGAAGAAGTTTCAAATGGATTAAATATTGCTAATATTGCATTACCTCCTTATCTTTATGATGTTAAAGATGCTGAGGTAACATTTGTTGATCATAAGAGATATCAAATGAGTGATATCTTTAGGTTGGAAAATAGAATTAAGAATCTTGAATATTATACAAGTTTGTCTCTCCTTGAGAACAATACAGCAAACCTCTTTATTTCTGACTCCGTAGGACTTAATAGATTTAAGTCAGGATTTTTAATTGATAATTTCTCATCTGTTGGTGTTCAAGATAACACAGTAGGTGTAAAGAATAGTTTGGATCTTCAAAATGGTCACCTAAGACCATCTCACTATACAACTACACTAAATCTTGAACTTGGATCTGATGCCATTGCTGGCATTGGTACAACTACAAATGCAAGTCAAGATCAAAATTACTTAAGTAATATACTTGGAACTAATATTAGAAGAACTGGAAGCGTTTTAAGTTTAGATTATAATGAGGTTCTTTGGGTAGAGCAGCCTTTTGCAACAAGAGTTGAAAATGTAACTCCATATCTTGTAAAAACTTGGGAAGGATCTATTGAACTTGAACCAACTGTTGATGTTTGGATTGATGTAAATCGTCTTGAACTCAGAGACGTTAGAATGGAAGGTTCATTCCTTGGTGTTGCTGAAGCACTGAGGGCAGAAGTTACAGATCAGGCAGATGGATCAAGATTGGGTGTAAGTCCTATCATTTGGAATTCTTGGGAAACCAATAACATTCGTCAGGATCTTGGACTTACTCTAAGTGCAAGTATGTCTTCATCCTCTAGCACCACTGATGTGGGTGGAGGAAGACAAGAAACATCTACAACAACTAGCATTGATATTGGTGGAAGTGTAAGTTTAACAACAAACTTAGATCAAAGAAGAACGGGTGTTCAGCACACTGTAAGAGAACAAATTGATACAGAATCTCTTGGCGATAGAATTGTAAGCAGAAATATCATCCAATTCATGCGTTCCAGAAACATTCAGTTTACTGGTAGACGCTTAAAACCAAATACTCAGGTATATGGATTCTTTGATAATGTTGATGTTAATAATTTCTGTACGCCAAAATTACTTGAAGTCACGATGACTTCAGGAACTTTCCAAGTTGGAGAGAATATTATTGGTGTCATGTCAACATCAGAGATTGTTGATGGGTTTGATCAAAGTACACTTCCTTACATTTCTTTCCGTCTTGCTGTTTCAAATCATAAGTATGGTCCATATGATAATCCTACCGATTTCTATGTTCAAAATCCTTATGATAGAGAAAATAATATTCCTGCAAATTATTCATCAACTAGCACAATATTAAACATTGATACTTTTAGTTTATCAAATGAAAGACAACCTGAATTCTGGGGTTGGGCTAGAAATGGAATGATCCTGAGAGGTCAGAGTAGTGGTGCAGTAGCAACTGTTTCTAACCTAAGATTAGTAACTGATAATATTGGAACAGTAATAGGTTCCTATCTTGTTCCTGATGGTAATATTCCAGGTAATCCATCATTTGAAACTGGTAGAACTGTCTTTAGATTAACAAATAGTTCTACTAATACTAAAATTGGTGGTGTTGTAACAACATCTGCCGAAGAGATCTTCTATTCTCAAGGTGACATTGATAATACTCAAGAAGTTACACTTTCACTTAGAAATGCAAGAGTAGAACATGAAGATTTTGAACAGACCAGAACCTTAACTGCATCATCTGTAGCAACAGCGAATGCAGGAGCAACTACATCATCTTCAACTCAGATTCAATCTCAAGTTATAAACAACATTACTAATGTAACGAATGTAACTAGAAATGTAACTCAAAATATCACTCAAAACATTGTACAACCACAGCAAAGACGAGATCCACTTGCTCAATCTTTCTTTGTTGATGATGCAACTGGTATTTTTGTTACTAAGTTGAATGTATACTTCAGAACTAAAGATCCTGTACTACCAGTATACTGTCAACTTAGAGAAATTAAAGTTGGTCTTCCAACCCTAAAGATACTTCCATTCTCTGAAGTTGAACTCACTCCAGATCAAGTTAATATATCTGAAGATGCATCAGTTCCAACAACAATTGAATTTGATTCTCCAATTTATCTAAATGGGCAAACTGAATATGCTATTGTTCTTCTATCTGATTCTACAGAATATACTGCTTGGATTTCTAGATTAGGAGAAGCGGATGTAACCTCTGCTGCAAGTGAAGCAGGTCAAATTCTTGTTTCTTCTCAACCAATTCTTGGATCACTCTTTAAATCACAGAACGCTTCAAGTTGGGATGCAAGTCAGTATGAAGATCTTAAGTTCCAACTCTTTAGAGCAAGTTTCACTTCAAGTGGTTCAGTTCAGTTCTTTAATCCAACTTTACCAACAACTGGTATTGATGTATTAAGAAAAGATCCGTTCGATATAGATTCTAAAACAGTTAGAATTGGAATTGGTACAACTGTACAAGACCCTGATCTCACCAACGGTAATACTATTATCCAATTACAGTCAAATGCAACTGGCGTTCTAGTTGGAACTGCAGGAACAATATCCGGATTAACAATTACTAATTCTGGTATTGGTTATACTCCAAGTGCAGGTGCAATTACATATAATAATCTTACATTATCAAATATTACTGGAACAGGTAGAAACGGAACTGCAAATATCACCATATCCAGTGGTGTTGCTGTTGCTGCTACAGTTGCAAATGGAGGAACGGGATATTCTGTCGGTGATTTACTAACAGTTTCTTCTATTGGTATATCTTCTGTTGGTAGAAATCTAAGATTGAGTGTATCTGATCTAAGTGGAGTAAATGAACTAATTATTGATGATGTTCAAGGTGACTTTGTAGTTGGTGCAGGTTATACTCTTACCTATATTAATAATTCAGGATTAACTACAACTCTTAACAGTGCATATAGTGGTAATGTAGTAATAACTGGTACAGTTCAAGAAATTTATGATGGATTGCACTTTAAAGTAAATCAGAGAAATCATGGTATGCACTCTGATGTCAATAAAGTAACAATTATTGATGCAAAATCTGATGTACTACCAACTACATTATCTATAGATTATTCTGCATCTTCAACCTCAAGTATTTCTGTTGCAAGCACTGCAAACTTTACAACCTTTGAGAATGTAAGCATTGCAAGCACTAACCCCGGATATGTTCTTATTGGTGATGAGATTATTCAATACACTGGGGTATCTGGAAATGACTTAACTGGCATCACTAGAGAAATAAATGGAACAAAAGCATTTGCACACTCTGTAGGTAATCTTGTTTATAAGTATGAACTTGATGGAGTATCTCTACTCAGAATTAACAAAACACATGATTTAAGTGATGCTAATATTACTGATCAGATTGGTTTAGATTATTACTATCTGAAAGCAGATATGTCATCTGGAACAAACACAACTAATAGAACTGGTTCTGGTTCTCTTCCAAAACTATTCTTCAATGAATCCAAAAAGGCTGGTGGTTCTAATGTATCTGCAACATATAATGTTCCATTTGAACTTATTACACCTTCAATCCAAACGATTAGTCCCAAATTTACCACTATTTCTTCTTCCGTAAGAACTATCAGTGGACAAAGTATTGATGGAACAGAAACTCCATATCTTGATAAGGGGTTCCAACCAATAACATTAAATAATACAAATTATTTTGATTCTCCAAGAATTATTGCATCATCAGTCAATGAAAATGCAAGATTAACAAATCTTCCCGGAAGAAAATCATTTACCATGAATATGAATTTACTAAGTGTTGATGAAAGATTATCTCCTTGTATTGACCTTACAAAAACAAATATAATTTTCACATCAAATAGAGTAAATCAACCAGTTACAAACTATATTACAGATAGAAGAGTAAATGGTGTTGAGAATGATCCAAATGCATTCTATTATGTTTCAAAACCAATTACCTTACAAAATTCTGCAACTGCTGTCAAGGTCTTACTCACGGGAGCAATCAACGAGCAGAATGATATTAAAGCATTCTATTCAATACAAAATGATGTAAATGAAAGTCCCATATTCACTGCTTTCCCTGGTTATGCAAACCTTTCTTCTGGAAGAGTAGTTGATCCATCACTTAACAATGGTTCTCCTGATACCCTTATTTTGAAAAATTCATTCTATGATTATGTTCCCACACCAAGATCTTTCAAAGAATATGAATTTACTATTGATAATCTACCATCGTTTAAGATCTTTAGAGTGAAACTTATTATGACCTCAACAAATCAGGCTATTGTTCCAGTAATACAAGATCTTAGAGTCATTGCACTTGCTTGAGGTTGAAATGAATTTAATACCAGTTGAAGGTGAAAACCATCTTTTTAGAGATATTGGAACAAATGCCATTGTGAATACAAATCAATCAGAATATGAAATTTATCATGCAAAGAAAAAAATTCAAGAAGGTGAAAAAAATAGAATTAATACCATAGAACATGAGGTTAGTTCTATCAAGAATGATTTAGATGAAATTAAATCATTACTTAAAATTTTGATGAAAAAACAATAGATTTTTAATCAAAGATAAATATCTTTTAGAGGTTATTAGATAAATGGCGCAACCATCTTCTAGACAAGATTTGATAGATTACTGCAAGAGAAAACTGGGAGCGCCAGTTTTAGAGATCAACGTTGCTGATGAGCAAATAGAAGATCTTGTAGATGATGCTATTCAGTTTTTCCAAGAGAGACACTTTGATGGTGTCTCTCAAATGTTCTTGAAATATCAAATAACTCAAGATGATATTGATAGAGGAAGAGCACCTAATGGAAATAATCCAACTGCAGGAATAGTTACTAGTACTGCTACAGCAAATATTGCAGGATCTTCTGTAACTTTTAACTATAAAGAGAATAGCAACTATTTACAAGTTCCACCGTCAGTGATCGGCGTTACAAAAGTTTTTCACTTTGATGGAACAAATACTGTTACAAATAATATGTTCAGTGTTAAATATCAGTTATTTTTAAATGATATTTATTATTGGGGATCTACTGAACTTTTAACTTATGCAATGGTTAAAACATATCTTGAAGATATGGATTTTCTTTTGACTACTCAGAAGCAAATTCGTTTTAATCAAAGAATGGATAGATTATATCTTGATATTGACTGGGGAAGTGTAAGTGTTAATGATTATTTGGTAATTGACTGTTATAGAACTTTAGATCCAAGTGATTTTACAAGAGTTTGGAATGACTCTTTCTTAAAACCATACTTGACATCACTTATCAAAAAACAATGGGGACAAAACTTAATCAAGTTCCAAGGAGTTAAACTTCCTGGAGGTGTAGAACTAAATGGCAGACAAATTTATGATGATGCTCAAAGAGAAATTGACATGATCATGGAAAAAATGTCAAATACTTATGAGCTTCCACCATTAGACATGATAGGATGATTTCATGCTTAATCCATTTTTTCAACAAGGTTCACGAGAAGAGCAAAGTTTAATTCAAGATCTCATCAACGAACAGTTGAGAATGTATGGTGTTGAAATATATTATCTTCCTAGGCAATATGTAACAGAAAAAACAATTATAAAAGAAGTAATTGAGTCAAAATTTGAAAATGCATATCCAATCGAAGCATATGTTGATACCTATGACGGATATAATGGACTAGGAACTTTAATGTCAAAATTTGGTATCCAAGAGATGGATGATCTTATTTTGACAATATCAAAAGAAAGATTTGAAGAGTACATAACTCCACTAATAAAAAATATTGCTAATATAAAACTTTCAACAAGACCAAAGGAAGGTGACTTAGTTTATTTTCCTTTAGGTGATAGATTATTTGAAATTAAGTATGTTGAACACGAAAAACCATTCTATCAACTTCAAAAAAATTATGTCTATCAACTAACATGCGAACTCTTCAGATATGAAGATGAAGTTATCGATACTAATGTAGATGAAATTGATGATAACATTGTAGATCAAGGATATATCCAAACACTTACAATGGTTGGAACTGCATCCACTGCTACAGCATTAACTGGAATCGTCAATGGTGGTGTTAGAAGAATTACTCTAACTAATAGAGGAAGTGGTTACACGTCAGCACCAAGAGTAGCAATATCATCTGCACCATCTGGTGGATTAACTGCTACAGGTATTGCAACAATAATTTCTGGAATCATTGATTGCAATGGAGTTACTTCTGATAAAATTCAAGGTGTCGAACTGACAAATCCTGGTTATGGATACACAGTTGCTCCTGGAGTTAGTTTTATTGGTGGTGGAGGTGTTGGTGCGGCTGCAACCACAGAAATTTCCACCGGAATGATAGGAATTATTACAGTAACAAGCGGAGGATCTGGATATACTTCTCCTCCTCTTGTTACAATTAGTTCTCCTGGAATTGGAACAACAGCAACTGCAGTATCTCTAATTAGTGCTGCTGGAATTGTTACTTCAATTAGAGTTGTAGATGCTGGCGTTGGATATACTGTAGCACCTTCAATTACTATTGGTTCACCAAATGTAGGAAGTGCAGGAACTTATATCTTTAATGAAGTTGTTACTGGTTCTATAAGTAGCACTACTGCAAGAGTTAAATCTTGGAGTTCTTCTACAAACGTTTTAGAAGTATCTATAATTTCTGGTTCTTTTGTTGCAGGAGAAACAATTGTGGGTGCAGCAAGTAGTGCTAGTAGGCAACTTAGAATTGTAAATACTGATGATATTAATGATCCTTATGCACAAAATGAAGAAATTGAATTGGAAGCAGATCAAATAATAGATTTTAGCGAAATAAATCCATTTGGGATGCCATAATATAAATAGATCTAACGATTTTGTTAAGTACTTTACAAAAATTTTAACATGTTTGAGTATTTTTACCACGAAATATTAAGAAGAACTATTGTTTCTTTTGGTTCTCTTTTCAATAATATTTCAATTAAGCACACAAATAACTCTGATGAAGTTGTCAGTGTCATCAAAGTTCCGCTTGCTTATGGACCTACTCAAAAGTTCTTGGCAAGATTAGAGCAATCTCCAGACCTCAACAAACCTGTTCAAATGAATCTTCCAAGGATGTCATTTGAATTTATTGGTTTGACTTATGATTCTGGAAGAAAAGTAACTCAAACTCAAACATTTATAACAGCACCTACATCAAATAAAACTCAAGAAAAAAAGGCATACATGCCAGTTCCTTATAATATGCAATTTGAACTTAGTATTATGACTAAGTTAAATGATGATATGCTTCAAATTGTCGAACAAATTCTACCATACTTTCAACCATCATATAACATGACGGTTAACTTACTTGAGGATATTGGAGAAAAAAGAGACATACCAGTAGTTCTTGATAGCATCACTATGAGTGATGACTATGAAGGTGATTTCAGCACTAGAAGAGCATTGATTTATACATTAAGATTTACGGCAAAGACATATCTATTTGGACCTGTTCTTTCCGCATCTGCAGATATTATCAAAAAAGTTTCTATTGGTTACATTGCTGCTTCTTCTTCTGGAGCAGATTCAAAAGCAGGATCAAGAGATCTTACTTATTCAGTTGAACCAAGAGCAATTAAAAATTATACAGGAACTGTTACTACAAGTTTAGTTAATGATATTGGTTTGTCCGAAACTGATATAACAGTTACTGATGCATCTTCAATTACAGAAAATACTTACATTGTTATTGATAATGAAGAGATGTATGTTGATTCCAAATCAGGAAATGTTCTTACCGTGATTAGAGGATCTGACCAAACAGTTGCATCAAATCATGTTTCTGGTGCTGATGTTAAGAAGATCACTTCGGAAGACAATCAACTAATTGAAGTTGGGGATGATTTTGGATTTGATGGTAGCTTCTCATGAAGATGACAAAAAAATTTGATGACCTTAATGAAACATTCAACGTTTCTGGTGAAATAGTAGAAACAAAAGTAGAAAATATTGAGAAAATTGAAAAAATTACATCTCCAGTTGAAGATGTAAAAAAAGATTATGAATATACAAGAGGCAATCTCTATTCTTTGATTGAAAAAGGTCAAGAAGCAATTAATGGTATTCTTGAATTAGCGCAAGAAAGTGAAATGCCAAGAGCATATGAAGTTGCTGGACAACTAATTAAAAATGTAGCAGATGCCACTGATAAACTTATGGATCTTCAGAAAAAATTGAAAGATCTTGATGAAGATAAGAATGTAAAAGGTCCAACTAATGTTACAAATGCATTGTTTGTAGGATCTACTGCAGAACTAGCAAAACTTCTTAAAAAGCAAACAACCGATGAAAACGTTTAAGCAATTCCAAGAAGAGTGGACTAATAAATATAAAAAGAGTATTGATTGCTCAAATCCAAAAGGATTTTCTCAACGTGCTCACTGTGCAGCACGAAGAAAAAGAGCAAAAGGCGAAGAAACTAAATCAAAACCAGTTGAATGAAATACCCTAAGTTCTCACATAAAACACCACACCTAAAAGGGATTCAACATCAGTTAGATCCCAATCTTGATCTAAAACAATTAGTACATCACTCAACGGTTCAGTATGTTGATCGTGATGCTGATGGTGATGTAGATGTTTATGATAATCCTAAAAAGAAAACACCAGACGAAAATCCAACGGGAGTTGATGTTGGTGCTCTTTCTAAAAAGTTAATTGCAAAACAAAAGGGAGAACTTAAGCACACCAGAAGAGGTGTTGCATATGAAGATCTTCGTAAGTGGTTTGGAACTGGTGGTGAAGGTGGTGTTGGTGGTGGAGGATGGGATAGGTATAATTCTAAAGGCGAAAGAATTGGCAAATGCGCTCGTGAACCGGGAGAAGCAAAACCAAAGTGTTTATCAAAAGAAAAAGCAGCAAAAATGTCTAAGGACGAAATTGCTGCAGCAGTAAGAAGAAAAAGAGAGGAAGATCCAGTAGCAGATCGTCCAGGAAAAGGAGGAAAACCAAAAATGGTATCCAATAAAATAGAAGAGCAATCCAGTGAGGAAAGATATTGTCCGATGTGCAGAAAAAGAGAAAGAAGAATGGATTGTTCTTATGGACCTTCTATGTGGGATGCAGTAACTATTGGTGGGATTAAGGAATCCAAAAAACCAGAACCAGATCACGAGTATTCAATGGCAAGATCCGAACTTTCTACTATTGAGAAAGCGGTTAAGCGTCTTAAAACAAAAATGAAGGGCGAAGGTAACATTGAAGCATGGGTACAATCAAAGATTACAAAAGCAGCTGATTATATTGATACTGCAGCAGATTATCTTGATAGTGGAGAGCATAACGTAGAGGAAGCAAAAGGACCTTGTTGGACTGGATATAAGCAAGTTGGAATGAAAAAGAAAGGAACTAAAATGGTTCCAAATTGTGTCCCTGAAGAAACTAATATTGAAGAGGAAAATAAACCAACTAATCCAAAACTTTGGTCAAAGTGGAAAGCAAAGGCAAAAGCAAAGTTTGATGTATATCCCTCTGCATATGCAAATGGTTGGGCAGCAAAAGGATATAAATCTGAAGGTGGTGGATGGAAGTCGGTATCAGAAGAAACTATTGAAGATTTAAATGGAAATACATTTGCTGAGGTCATTGATCTAATCAAACCAGATCCTCTTGTCTCTGAGGAGGACGGTAAAGTGTGTGAAGTTTGCGGAAAATCTCCATGTGAATGCTCACCAAGAAGACCAATGGGTGGTAGCTCAGCAAAACCTGGTCCAGATAAAAATTATGTAAAACCAATGGGTGAATCGGTGAGAATTCCAGCAAAGACAGGAAATATTATTCTCGTTACTCTGACATGGAGAGGAAAGTACTACATGATGAAACTATTCTTCCCACAGACAACCAAACCAAATCGTCAAGAAGTTCAAGATCAAATTTCAAAAGTTTATCCAGGATCTAAGGTTCAGTCATTTTATATTTCAGACATCAAACCAGGTGAGCAGTTTCTTCAAGTAGAAGATTGGCAAAAAGTCAATCGTCAAGATAAAACTGATGGATTAAGTCAGAAAGCAGTTAATGCTTATCGTAGAGAGAATCCAGGTTCAAAACTTCAAACTGCAGTAACTGAAAAGAAACCAACGGGTAAAAGAGCAGCACGTCGTAAATCTTTTTGTAGTAGAATGAAAGGTATGAAAAATAGATTGACTTCTGCAGAAACTGCAAGAGATCCAGATTCAAGAATTAATAAAGCCCTCCGTCGTTGGAACTGTAACTAAAATGAAATCATTCAAAGAATTTATCTCAGAGAGTGTAAATATTGCAGGAGATTTCAATGGAAATCTCTATATTGGTGGTTCAGATTCTCAACCAGAACCTGTTGGCGAATCCTTCTTTGCTGATGTAGTTTGGGAAGGAAAGATTTATCGTATGGAAATTGAAGGTAGTATGATGTCAAAGAACAAATTAGCAGAGGAACTTCAAGGAGAATATCCTGGTGCTATTGTTCATAACATTTATCCTGCACAATCTCAAAGTTCTTTAAAAATTAAGAGTTCTCGGAGATATCAACCAGAAAGATTAAGTTGGAGTGATTGATTATGGCACAGTGGAATAAAAATGAACAGGATTTCTTAAATCAAGAAAGAACTCTCTTTGAAGTTTTTCAGATTGCCGACCATTGGGGTGAGCAAACTGATTGGAGACCTAGTTTTACATCAAATAATAGATTAAAGATTTCAAGATATCAAACAGCATTCTTTAATACTTTTCAGTATGGGTTAGAGACTGATGTATGGGATCAGAGAATTACTGGAATAGGATCTGTCGTTCATAATCCAGATTCTTCCAATGTGATTATGTCTGTTGGAATAACAGCAGGCAGTAAAACCATTAGACAAACCAAAAATGTAATGAGATACATTCCTGGTAGACAGGCAAGTGTATCTTTTGCAGTTAAATTTGAAGCACCTGTAGTTGGTATTCGTAGAAGAATTGGTCTATTTAATGATACTGATGGATTTTTCTTTGAGGATGATGGTGGTACTTATTCCTGTGTAATTCGTAATACTAATTCTGGAATTACAACTGAAAGAAGAGTTACCCGAGATAACTGGAACGGAGATAAGTTAGACGGAACTGGGTGGTCGCAATACACTGCAGATGCAACAAAAGTCCAGATGGTTAATTTTGACTATGAGTGGTATGGTGCTGGACAAGTTCAATTTAATTGGATTATTGGTGGAGAAAAAATCAATATTCATAAGTTTAATACTGCAAATGAACAAGATCGTCCTTGGTCTTCTACACCATTCTTACCCATCCGTTGTTCAATTGAGAATGTAACGGGAGTTGCTGGAACTCATTATCTGTATCAAGGTTCCAATTCTCTGATTCAAGAAGGACAACCAGAAAAATTTGGAGTTCTTATAAGTCAGTCAAGTCCAATTACAGGAACCACGATGGCAGTTGCGAATACTTTTTATCCAATCATAAGTATTAGACTTAAACCAAATGCTCTTGGTTCAATCGTATTACCGAGATCTCTTCAGGCAGCAACCAATGATAATACTAATGTTTTCTGGAGATTATATGAAAATGCAACATTGACTGGAGGAACTTGGGCGGATCATGATGATCCAGATGCATTCACTCAAGTTAACACAACCGCAACTGCTATGACTGGGGGAAGAGTCATTCTGAGTGGATTTACTATTGGTGGTGGATCAAACCTTGTTATGGTTGACCAACAGGCAGATCTTCAACTTGGTAGAAGTGGTATTGGTACAATCAGTGATACTTATACTCTTGCTTGTGCGGC